AGTGCAGCAATACGCTGTGTTTGTTCACACGCTGGAAGTTTTCGTGTGATCTTGCTAAGTCCTTGAACATGCTGCATGCACAGATCTTGCGCAAGTTTAGCATCAAGACCCAGGGCAACTGGTTCATCAACAGTGGGTTTGAGATCCAGGTTCCAAAGCTGTGAGGAATCGCGGAGATTGGTAATTCGCATAGTTGTTGACCTTAATGTGCCCGGTATTTATTGCGTAATCAAAAAGTTGCCATTGTGCAATATTCTTTGCCTTCATTTCACAAACAATATCAAAATCCTGCCAAAACTGCAGGACATAATCATTGCCCTGATTGTCCCAACAGAGATCGCTGTGAGCTCGTAGCTTTTGCTTGTTGGGTTTGATCTTGCATTCAGCTAGATATTCTGCAATAGGCAAGCTGTAATGCAGGGCTGGGCGAACACCTCGCCAGCTGTCTTTTACAGCCTGCACACGATCATCTTGACAGGAAATATATTCACCAGTTTTCACCCAATGATGATGCACATCCAAAACCACAGCGACTTTATCTGCAAGGGCCAAAACTGCATCAATGCCCCAGGTAGTCTCGTCGTTTTCCAGGGTAATAAGATTTCTAGCTTCCGGACTTAGCTTGGCCAGCGATGTCAACATGCCTTGCGGACCCAGTCGTCCACTGATGTGAATATTAATTTTGTAACCATGATCATGCCAAGTGCTGCCATAGCCCATGGCCCTGGCCACATCAACATGATACTCAAATTCTTCAATGCTGCGAGTGACTACGTCTTCTCTATCACTTGCCATGCAAACAAACTGACCCGGATGCTGACTGAGACGAATATCGTATTTCCTAGCCAGGGCACCTAGTTTTGCCAGATCCTGTTCCCAGGTTTTGCGAACATCCGGCAACTGCCAAAAATGTCGCCAAGTGGGCTCAGTGTAAGCTGGCAGCATTTCACTACCCAAACGGATCTGACGTAGATGAACCGGCCAAGTGTTCATGATTTCAAAAACACGAGAGTAGGCCTGGCAATTGTGGTGAGCAATTTCCAACAGTCGTTCATAAGCTCGATCACGTGTTTGTCGGTTCAACCAAGCAATGGTTGTGCTTGTTGCGTTCAACTGTTTGATATCATGTTCAGGTAGGTAGGGAATAAACTTGCAGCAAAAGCCCATGCGAGGAACGGTCACAAACACACCTATTTTTCTAATACACCTTGATCTACAACTATGTCGCTAAATGTCAAGCTAAAACTCATGGCGTCTTGAGCATATTGAAATCCCAACCAATTCACCTGCACGTCAGGGTAAAAAGCAACATCTCCCTGGCAGTGTTTTTCACACCATCTGCGAAGATCAACTGGATCCGGTTCAGCAATATTATAAAAATGTTCTATTTTGCACCAAGCAGGGAACCAAGGGTTGGGAAATAAGTCTCCATTACGAAAGTCATGGTATCTCATGGAAGATGGCAAACTGAATATTAACTCGGGGGTTTCTCGTCGATTTGGTAAATCCCATATTACAATAAACCTCATTTTCAACTCCAGGTCATTAAAAACATCATGACGTCGTCTTCCGTGGCAAACTGCACATACATTCCTCGAAAAACAGCATTATATTGTTTTTCTAAAACATTGTATATTGTATATACACTGTCTCCGCGCGGGTTGTGTGCTTTGACAAAGTTTTGCCAGGGCAAAATACACTGACTGAGTTCTTCATCTAGAAGAATCACAGTGGATACTTTCTCCCGATCTTGAGTCACCCCCATGCTAATCTAGCTAACATTGCAGCTCGTTGGTCTAAAAATGCCACGCCCCGCAGGTAGGTTGGGTTCAACCAATAGGGATTGTTAACCACAATCCACTTTGTCCCGGGCCCGTGGCTTTTGCCAAAGTTTTCTCTAGACCACGTTCGCAGGGCTAGAAACTGTTGTCGGTCGCTAGCCCATACTGTATGGATCATATATGGGTGGACAACAGGCTTTTTAGATTTTCTCACCGGGTTCCCATCCCCGCCACCTAACAAACCGCGGAAACCTCAAACTCCAAATCTCGCTGTTTTGGCTCTGTGTAAGCACGTCAGTTTCAATTTCTGCCACACGTCCCAGGAGTTTGTCCTTGAGCAGCCAAATCTCGTCACGCTGTTTGTCAGTATAACCGCTGCCCACACTCACGGAAATCTCTCGTCCTTCATGCCAACCATGGAACAAAATAGCTCCCATGGTATTTTCAAACTTTGTGCCTGGAGCCCCGGGCTGAATATCTTGTACTTCAAGATCCACTGTAAAGAAGGGCTTGACTTTCAGCCACGCAAAGCCACGTTTAGTGGCATAACCTGCCAGGGGATCTTTAATCATAATGCCTTCAAATCCAGCTTCCAGGGCATCACGATTAAACTCGCGATATGTTTCCTGCCCTTGTGGGGTATCCAGATCAACAACCAGCTTGGGTAGCACGTAAATCTTGCCCTGGCTGGCTGTGGTCAAAAATTCACTTAGGCTCAGCAAAATGTCATGCCGATCCTGCTGATTTATGTTGCAGCGGCCAGCTTGAAAGTCGCGCAAAGGAACAACATCAAACAATGCAAGATGCGCATCGCTTGTATCAACATTTTTCTTGCGATTGACTTGCGTCATGAGAGCTTGAAAGTTGTTGCTGACAACTTCGCCCTCAAGAAGAATACTGTGCTTGAGCCGAGGCAAAAGCTGTTGACAAAATTCCGCAAGTTGTGGAAAGTTGTCGTTAATTTTGCCGTTGCGGGTGTATTGCGTGACAGTTTGTGTGTCACAGTCCAGCACGGTCAGCAACCTCACACCATCCAGCTTGTTGTCCAGCATGCGCACCCCGGAAATACGATGCGGATGATCTGTACCGTCCTCGGCTAGCTGACAACTGAAAACAGGAATCAAAAATGCCTGGGCTGCTGCACCCTGCGCTTTTAGCACCTTGTTGATTGTTGTTTCAGTCACTCCACAGCGGAGATCCTTGAGCAGCACACGGCGATAAAAGTTATTCCAGTCATGTTGACTGCAACCATCTGCTGCCAGGCTGATGGCGTCTCTAGCTGCATGGCCGGTAAGCGCACGGGCTTGAAGCTTTTCAGCCAGCGTTGTAAAATCACGCCAGTGAAAAGTCGCACGGAAGTTGGGAGGATCTTGGTCTGCCAGAACAGGGACCTTTTTAACCCCAAACGTTTTCAAACTATCACAAGCCCATTGTGCACCTTGGAAAAACTCCTGGATGCCCGCTTGCCATGCGTCGCGAAGCACTCGCTCCTTGTCCAGGCGGCTGTTGGTGCGTTCCAATGCGGTGATTACATCTGCTGCTGTTTTCATGACCAACTTCTCCCTGTTATATATTTTAATGCCAGTTCATGCGCCATGCAAAACATGGGTATTGAGGCTGGGCTTGTGTAGTGCAATCAGCTCGCGCTCGCGCTGATGGGCTGGAGTTTTACCTCGCACAACCTCCAAAACATGCACGGTGAAGCTTTCTGCACCATGCTCACGAATAGCCTCACACAGCCGCCAGGCCAGATTTTCACGATGCGCTCGATTCACATGCTTGAGCCAGCGACGTTGCACGCTGGCGGCAACCTTGCCCTTGTCAACCACAGTTACACCAATGTAGGTGTCCTGCTGCCGTTGCAGCAGGTAGATCACATGCCGCGTGTCGCAGCGTCGCTTGCGTGCCCGGGGTTTTGCGTTCATGTGGTCAATCTAGCATGATCGCTGAGATTGTCAATCAAAAAATCCTGATTTTTTTGCCTGTAGCCTGACAGCTTGTGTGACGCTTAACCGCACGACAGAGGCTGATTTCTCGTTAACCTGTTGATTTTCTTGCTGCAACATCTGCCTCTAACCAGTTGATTTCCTTCCAGTTGAGTTTTTCATACAGATTTTTGCATGAACGTCAAACTTTTTTGGTTGACAAAATCACACCCCATGCTAGATTGATCAGGTAACGGCAAAAGCGGACGTGATAATGAACTTCACACCCGAGGAAATCCAGGCTATTGTGTCTCAAGCTCGCGAGCAGGCCCGACTAGCTGCTGAGCAAGCTCTTGCAAGGTGGGGAGATCGTGATGCATGCGGGTTTGCATGGTGCGAGATTTTCCATGTCAAGGGCAACACTCGCCTGGGCAAGATGCTGAAAGCTGCTGGCGTGCGACAGGGGTATGAACGCAGTTGGCAGCTTTGGAACCCCAGTGGGCTGGGTGTGCAAAGTGTCAGCGTGCTGGAAGCTGGGGCGCAAGCCGCTGCTGAGGTTTTCCGCAAGCATGGCTTTACGGCCTATGCCAACAGCCGTCTGGATTGAAAGGCCAAATCCCATGTTTTGGTTTATTTTGGCTGCGGCTGTGATTGCTGCTGTGTATGGCCTGGGCATGGTAGCTAGCATCGTGGGCTACTTTTTTCTGTTCCTGGGCCTGCTTATTGCCGGTGTTATCGCACTGGTTGTGACTGCTGCGGCGCTATCCGGGAGGTAAGTAGATGACTATCTGGGACAATCTGGCTAACCGCGCCTATGAAAACAAAAATCCCTATCCTGTTCAGCCCTGCCGGCCGCCTATTCTCGGGCCGGCAGCTAGCCCTGCCGAACACAGAGAATATGCAGACAAGCTAGAAGCATATGAGCGCGAGCTTGTGCAGTTCAGGCTAGACAAGGATGCATGGCATACTCGTGATGGTGAGTTTCACGAGCAGTTTCAAAAGGATCTGGAAGCACATTATGAAATGACCGGGCATCCCAAGGCGCAATTGCTTTACAGCAAGGCATATGAACGAGGTCACAGCGGTGGCTGGCATGAGATAGCATGCGTTTATTCTGATCTTGTTGAATTGGTAAAGTAAGCAAATTAGGAAAGTTATAAGTGAAGGCTAAACGCCTTCACGGATGGGAGGCTGACTATCGTCGTCGCCTCCCATCGTGGATTTTTACAAGGATTATTTTATCAACTGGGCGAAGCCCTTTTATCACTGCGGTTGGGTGGGAGCCATGAACATATCTCCCTGGGTTTTCAGGGAGATAGAAACAGGAGATTCTGCGTATAGGGCAGTTTCCATGAACGATTTTCATGTCGATTGCGCATTGCAATCCAAGGCGGTTGCTCTGTACCTTGATAACATGCTATCACGGGACAAGAAGTCCCAGCAGCGGAAAACTCAGCAAGATCACCGTTTAACTTGCTAAGCTCGTGATGGTTAACAACGACAGTTAGAGCCATCCATTTAAAACCACGCATCACGTGGTGTGAGTAATTTTTAAAAAACTTTCTGTTCAAGTTTTTTGTATTCCGGTCTCGGGCTGGAGATATTTCATCGTACAGACAGCCGATACTTCACCGGTCAGACGTGTGATGCCGTCTAGTTGTTTGCGTTCCTGATGCGCTAGCATCCCTTCCGCCCCAAGCAGCCATTAGCTTGGATATCTAAATCACTGGGTATAGTCACAAACTATGGGTTTAGCAGCCGATAGTCAAGAAAAATCCCTGGATTTTATACCAGGGATTTTCCGTTTTGTTGATTTCTTGAAAAATCAGCGGGTTACTGTGCGGCGTGAACGTGTGGGGGTAGGAGGCATGAAGCTGTAAACTGCACGCTCACGACCATTGCGGTCTTCTGTCATTGTTGTACGAATATCAACGCCTTCGGCACGGAGTTCGCTAATACGAGCGGTGACATTCTTGATCTTGAACATGCTGCGGGCCTGTGCAACTGTCATAGTGCGATCAGTGCCCCGTTGAAAATAGCCAAGAATACGAGTCTTTGCATTGGGAGCAGATGTCTTGTTGGTCATGTAATACCTTGTTGTGATTTGGACAACACTGTGTTGTCTGTCCAGCAGTGTATTATCTTGTCATGCACTTGCCAAGTGGTAGCCCGCTAAATATAACATGCTTTATTCCATTCAGGAACTTCGTGAAAAAATTTCACCTTTTATTGAGTTTGTGAGACATCGCATAAACTTGCAAAGTCATCCACGTATTCGCATGGTTCAATCTATTCAACATGACGGAGGTCAGGCTAGTTTTGCAACTTATAGTCCCCATGATAATGTTATCTTGGTGGTTTATAAAGATCGACACATCATGGATATTTTACGTAGCTTGGCTCATGAAATGATTCATGCCCGACAAAATGAAAAACATGCACTGGATGCACACAGTGGCCGTACAGGCAGTCCACAGGAAAACCAAGCCAATGCCTGGGCTGGTGTTCTCATGAGAGACTGGGCCCGGCAGAATCCCGATTTATTTTAAAAACTTCGTGACAGCATGCAGGATTCATGCTATATACCCAAAACACTGGGAGGCTGAACCATGGCTTTTGATCTTATGAAGTTTCGTAAAGTGCAACGTAGCGGCATGAACACTTGGTGGAGTTATGTCAATCACACAGACAACCTTAACACAATCAAAAAACGTGATTATTTTGAAAATGTGAAAGATCGTTTTGCCGTGGGGGATTG